TATCTTCATTCAACATATCGTGTACCGCATACTCTGGTCGCACTTTGCAAGTAAGAGTAATACGATCACGACGTGTAATTGAAGCAGGTTCATTGGAATAGACTGTAGCACATGTGTCCTTCACATTCTTGGTACCAATAACAACTTTAGGTTCAACAGACACCTTACCCTTCATGTCAGCCTCGGCCATGTTCGCATACATACGAACATTATTGACCAACTGAATCATGAGATTAGTAGGTGCTTGCTCAACAAAGTCGGCTTTGGTATTACCAATATCATCAATGAGAACTCCATTCGTGTACGATCGATAATTTGACATAAATTTGTCACGCTCATTCAAGGTGACAACTCTGTCATCGGTCGCGGTGTAACCATTGTACAATAGGGTTGTTACCATAAGTACATTGGCTATAGTGGATTTGCCGACAGCAGTTCCACCATATACACCAATCGAATATGGAGCTTCACGAAGACCTCCTTGGACACGAGTTTGGCGAAATGTGGCCTGCCACTGGCGTAGAGTGTCGAGTTTCCTACGCAAGATATTCTTCTCGACAACACCACGACAAGTGGTAATCAACATATTCACCTTCTCAATGCACTTGGCAAGCAATGCCTCGTAATCATTCTCCGACATGTTTTCATATTTCTCGAGGTTTCCACAACGAGCATATTCATTACAACGGAGACACTTGGCATAAGCTTCTTCAAACTCCTCGTTTTCCATGTTACCATATAACAACGGCTTGATCGACTGACGCTCAAAACACATATATCCACCTTCTGCAAAGTAGACGATAGTTTCAAAAGCAGCGTCAATCAAATCAATGGCTGATGCTTGTTTGGTAAAGGCACCAATGGAAAACAGTTTCATTCCTCCAATTCGGAAATCAAGATCAGATGCATCACACAGCCCAAGAGCCAAACAAAGACTCAAAACGTGTGAGATTTTCTTAAATCCATCATTCCGAATGACAAGTGTCCAATTTTCTTGCAACTCCTTCAGAAGAAGGAGCCACTTGGGCTTGTCTTTTTCAGCAACAACTCCGATTTCACCTGTTTGACAATCGAAAGTAGCATCTAAATAACCAGTAATGTAAGTCATAGCAGTATTTGCCACAGACTCACGGTAATGGGTTTTCAGATACAAAAATGTTGTTGCTAGGAAACCAGATGTTGTGGTACAATCTTTTGCAGCTACAAAATATGCAACCAAATCTTCAACTTTGTTCAAGATTTCCGAATTTACCGGAATTCCTCGAACATTAGCAAGATTGGACAATGCAGTTGCAACTGCAACAGAACCAATTTGAGGTGTAAAAACTTCTTTCCTCTTTGGTTTCCATTTTTCTCTATCCTTTCCACCACGGGGCCTCTTGATACGTTCTTTAACTCTTGCTTTCCTGTTCTTAAAGTACTGTGCACGACGATCTTCTTTCGTCTCAACTTCACCCATTTGAGGAGTGAAACACAGTCCTGTACGAACTTGCAAGAGCCATAAACGATGTTTCCATTGTTGGATTCGTCGCATCTTTTCCAAGCCATATAAACTGGCAAGGATTAGAGAACCAATCCAACACATCAAAGCAGGAATGACTATATAAAGGCACATACAGAGAAGATACAAGATCATCTCACATGTGCCATCGACTGAAATGGATGACAAAGCAGAAGCTGTCAATCCAAAATCTGTCCACCACGGAAAAGTCAAAACTGCAAAATAGCCAACTGCATAGAAAAACATCAAAGGGTGATACCAGAATAAACTGAGAAACCACCTGATGAACAACCAGGAAATCGAAATAACCTGATTAAAATCTGCAGTAGCATATTTGAGGGCTGGCCTTTGGCATACCAGCAACTCCCGAACACAATTTCCGTATTTGCTAGCCTGATCTAAAAAGTAGTTCATGCTGTGTTCAAGATAAAAGGAACGTGGTCCCTCAACTGCAAAATCAAAAGATTTTACACTCACATCACACTTCGAAAGAAAACTCATAAGTCGTCTTACGGCAATGCCAAGGTTTCTTTGAATACCCCAAACTTTGCGACAAAATATTGTTAATATCTAGGTGTGATGTCTGAAATATTGTTCAAATCTAGTAGTTCACAAGCTATCATCGAGTGCCAATCTCAAGACCTGTGATTCTGAAGCCTCACCGGAACAAATGAGGTAAATCGAGTTTCGCTTGACCATTACGTCGACCCATGCTAGAAGGGTACGCCTCGAACTCAGTACTCTATCAAAGAACGCCAAGCCAGCGCTAGAGTGTAAAAAACAAGATCAATATACAATCGAGTCAGAATTATCAATTCATGACCGATTACCAGAAGGTGTCTCTTACGACTACCAAAGTGTTACCTATTACTAGAATAATGAAATGTGAATCCATGTGAGAACCGCCAATGAGCGGCTTTACCGACTAATAGTGACAAAACTCTTCCGAACGTGTACCTCCAAATGGAGTCGAAATCAGAACAGCCACGTCACCGTGAAGCCGGGGGAGCATCGCTGACTCAAGGTCGGATTTTCAACAAACATGGACGCGCCTGCAGAAGCAGGTACACATCACCTTGGTAAACAAATCATTTTTCTATAGAGGCATAAGAAATCATTGTTACCTATAATAAATTTGACATACTTCATAGACCTGTCTTATCTCAGATATGTCTAACCTCTTGACAGAGGGGTCCCACTATCCCAG